AAACTGCCAGCCCTCCGACTCAAAGTTTAAATAATCAAACACCGGGAAAATACTGCTTTTTAACTTAACCATTAGTCGCAGCATGTTTGCGCCTGAACGGGCCTTGTAATGTGAAACGGTTATTTTTTCGACTTCATGCGTGGCTACTTTCGGCGCGTTTACGTCTTCGACCACCTCCGACAACTCGACCCGCTTAATTTCAATTACGAAAACATGCCCGCACTCACTACAGCTTTCAGATTTCGGGCTTGATACTTCTTGACACTTGGGGCAGACCTTCCCGCCACCAAACGCTTCGCCGTCGTCTTCAAGGTTCGAGTTAGACTTGAACTTAAAGCGCGTCTGGTAGTCGTGGACGCGGGGCGCTTGCGGTGCGCCATGCCGGGCGTAATTGTCAGATAGGTCGAGCAGTAAACAATTTAGTTTCAATTCCTCGATACGCGCACCACGTCCGACCATTTGGACATATAGCGAAGGTGACAAGGTGGGGCGGGCCAAAATAATGCAATCAATCGCCGGATAATCAAAACCGGTGGTTAGCACTCCAACGTTACACATAGCCCGCGTTCTACCTGCTTTAAATTTGCCAAGCCGTTCGTTTCTTTCGGTCTTTTTTATCTTGCTATGGATAATATCCGAGTCAATGCCGTTTCGGTTCAAAAGCTGGTTGACTGCTTCGGCGTGTTTGATCGTGACACAAAAAACGACGATATGCGCCCGGTCGCTGGCGTGTTCGTTGATTGCGTTCAAAACGCTTTCGACGTGCCTAATCATTACGTCCGACAGTTCGCCTTCGTTGTAGTCACCCCCGGTGCGCTTCAGCCCCTCAAGCTCGCTTGAAATGCTCGACGATACTTTAGCGCGTATCGGACACAAATAGCCTTGCTCCTGAAGTTCAGCCATACCTATTTCAAAGTTGACGCGCTTAAACCAATTGTCGTTTTCTTTTTTCTTCTTATCTCCGTAAATATAGCCGTGGTTCAGCCGGTAAGGCGTGGCGGTACAGCCGACGATTCGCATAGTGGGCCGGACGGCTAACAGATTTTCAATCACCTCTTTATACTGGCTGTCCTTGTTCTTGGGGGCGAGTGTGTGTACTTCGTCGATGATCGTTAAATTAAAACCGCTCGAAAACTGGCTTTCCTCGATGTAGCTTTGCGGGGTGGCAATTACAACAGGCTTTTTTGTGTCTTTTGTGTGCTGAATCGAAGCGCAACAAATACCGATTTGTTTCTTGCCTTCGGGCCAAACCGCCAGCAGCTTTTCATAGGACTGCTCCACTAGCTCTTTTTGCCGGGTAAGTATCAGCGTTCGAAAGGCCGGGTATTGTTCTTGGTACGACTTTATGAGGTGCGAAAACATCACCGTTTTTCCCGCCCCGGTCGCTGCGACTATTAAAGCCTCTGTTTCCGTCAAAAGGTCGTTTTGTACCGTCTTTATCGCGCTCTCTTGGTACGTTCTAAGTTTCATTTTTCTTTCTCTTGTTCCTTTCTGCTACCCACGCCCACCGTTCTTCAATTGTTAAGTCTTCAGGTTCAAGTTCTGTAAAATTTTTCAACGCTTGAAACTCGAAAAAAGTGAGGCCGAATTTTTTCATTAACATTTTGTCAAAATTCAATTTTGCTTTTCTGATGACCCGCTCTTGTTCTTTTAATTTGTTTAAACCTTTGTATTGCTTTTTCGTGTAAAAAATCAGGGCTAGAATATCGCGCTGGTATGCGCTGATTTTGTTCGCGTTCCAGCTTTTAGTTTTTTTCTGAAAATCAAGTAATTCGGCGTATTTTTTGCACGTCTTACTTATGTAGTCGATGGTGTATTTGTTCAGTTGTCGCGTAACTTGCTCAAATGTTATGCAGCGCACAAAATAGACTTGCGCCCGCTCTCTTTCTGTTCTCGCCGTGTTGTATTCAAAAGCGTGGCTTTTTAAAACTGAATCGTGCCTGTCTTTATTGTTTACGTCCGGCTCGCCGCCGTCTTTCAGTTCTTTTTTGACGCGCTTTTCGTACCATTCCGGGGCCAGTATAGCCGCCAGAAGCAGTTTAAAACCGCGCTCGATACCTTCGCCGTCAACATTATAAAAATCGCTTTCACTCATTAGTTAAATACGCCCGGCGGTTAAACCGGGCGCACTCTCTCCTAAAACACGCCTAGAATGGCGCGTCCGTTTTTGCTGCGATTGGTGCTGTAGAATTGGCGGCTGTTGTGTCAGCCCCGGCGATTTGTACGGCTGCTTTCGCTTGCGGCTTGTACAAACCTTTGACTTCGTTCTTATCGCCGTATTCGTCAGACTTTCTAATGCCGACTTTCGCAACCGCCTCTTTTCCTAAGAATTGATCGGCGCTTGTGAACTGGTTCAACTTCTCCGGCGTATTGTAACCAAGCAGGGCGTTACAAAACCCGGCTACGACTTTCATGCCGACTTGATTATTGATGACCTGTTGCACCCAGAGCTTGCGGCCTGCGAATTTCTCGCCGGTTACTTCAAGCGTCATTTTAAGCATGGGCGCACCGGCCCGGCTTTCTGACATTTCTGCATCGGTTACGATGATCGGGTATTTGCCAATCGGCATAAGTTCAAAATCGTCCTGTATTTCAATCGTTGAGGTATCGACCCCAAACTTTTCAAAAATTGATTGTGCCATTATTTCTTACCTTTCCCGGCTGACTCAACCGGCGCTAGAATTTTGTTTTTCAAATAACCAAGGTCGGGCGTTTCGTATACAGCGAGTTTGCCGCTCCTGTCTTTGGCAATGTAGTTATCAATAGGTTGGGTTTGAAGAAAGCGGCGGTTTTCAACCTTGTCCCCTTCTTCCTGCGCTTCGATTCGATAAAAAAACACCTCATCGAAAAACGCTGGTAGTTTTTGCGAGAGCTTGCCGGGGATGTCCGGGGCTTGGTAGCGCACGTTTCTTTCATCCTTGTCAACGCTCGGTAAACAAGTGAAGCAGATGTTAAACGGCCTTAAATCTCTAAAGCGCTTAATGATCGAAGTCATTTTTTTGTTGTACTCGCCCCACAGCTTGAAAGTATCCGAGGTGTTCGGGTACTGTTGTTGCATATGCTCGACGACTCTTCCTGAGATTTCGGTCAACGAATCAAGAAAAATCCAGTCGAAGCGTTCAGCGGATTCGGGCTTTGAAAGCTCGGTGAAGGCATCGCCCAAGTCTTCAAGCGATTCGATTTCATAGCCTTCTACCCGGCCCGACCTAACCAAGTCGAGGACGGACAAAAGCCCGCTTTCGGCTGACAGTACGCAGACCTTTTCATTTTCTGGAATTGTACGCAAAAGGCTGGTTTTCCCAACGCCAGCCGCGCCGATTACCAAGCACACCACGCGCTCGGAGTTTGTTACTGAAATAGGCTTTAGCGCCATTTTTCACTTCCTTTGTTTGGGTCAGGCGTCAAAGCCCAACTGTTTCTATGTACAAGGGGTCTTCCCTATCTAACTTTCTAACTTCAATCTTGTAGCCAACGGAACAAAGCGATACTTGAACCGCCTCGATTTCGTTGTGACCGTTTACCATTTCATCTACAACCCGGCGAAGCGCGATTGCCCACGCCAAACTAAAATCAAAGCATGGACTGTATAAGTCCATTTCCTTTGCTCTAAATTCCTGTCTCATTACAGGTGTGCCGTATTCAGCGAATACAATTTCATGCTGGTTTTCGTCGCAATGTAGCGACAAATTGCCGAGCGTTGTAATGTGGCAGGCGTTCGATTTTCTCAGAATAACTGGTATATTTTGCATTATTCGTCCTCAAGTACACTTTCAAATGAAACGCTTGGTTTCGCCACTTTCTCCTCGACGCACAACGAAAGCATTTGGCGTTCAGCAGGTGTGCCACTGTTTTTCATGTGCTTGTATGCCGCTGCGTCGATTTTCCAATTGACCCGGCAAAACTCGGTTAAAACTGTCGGATCAAGTTTTTTCCCGCGCTGGTTCAAAACCAGATTTGTTTTGAATACAACCTTGGCGCTAACTGGGCCGGTTTGGAAATTGACGGTGTTTGACTCGATACTTTCCGCTGCCTTTTTAACTTCGGCGCGGTTTGAAAGTTCAGTTTTCGCCACCTCTAAGACTGTTTTCAGCCTGTCTATTTGGGCTTTCACGCCTATGGCGTGTTTAATCAATTCCTCTTCGCTCATATCGGCGAAGTCTTTACATTCAACTAACATTCTTTTCCTTTCGGTTTAAAATTACTACCTGCTTCGATTGTAAAGGTAGTTCGGGACAAAGTGCAAGATTTATTTTGATTTTTTTTATTTTTCGCAAAAATTACACTTTTGGTGGTATGATGTAAGTTAAACGTAAACGAAAGGGGAGAGAATTGGAAATAAATTTTAATGTTCTTGAAGGTGAAGTTTTAACTAAAGTTGAAGAAACAACAGACGTTAGCGGTGATGTTTTAATTTTTCACACCCAAAGCGGGAATAGATACAGAATGAAACACCATCAAGAGTGCTGTGAACAAGTTTGGCTTGAAGACAAAAACGGAAAATTTGATGATATTGTCGGAGATAGAATACTATCTGCGTACAAGGCTGAACATCAGTCAGTGAATGATGGATGTTGCACTTGGACATTTTTTATCATAGCCACAATAAAACACGTACTAACACTGCGCTGGATAGGTGAATCGAACGGCTATTATAGCGAAGATGTGGAATTTGAGGAAATTACAGACTAAAGGGAGATTTGAAAAATGGAAAATGAGCTTAGAGACACGTACACGCCACGCATAGCGGCTGGGTTGCTTGGAGTAAAACCAAGCACTATTTACAAATGGGTGAGGGAGGGGAAATTGAAAACTTTTCGCTTTTTCCCGCGTGGAAAGATTTATATACTAGCTGAATCGGTCAATCAATTATTGAAGAAAGGCAAAAAATGATTAAAACAATATCTTATAGTCAAGTTGAAATTTTGAAAGACATAATAAATCTACATAACAATGGTGATACATTTGAGTTAGACCCAACATATTCAAAGGGTAATTTTTACAAAGAAATAGAACAGCCGACATATAAGTTCGACTTATTCCCACAAAATGAGGGAGTTAAAAAGGCGAGCGCAGAATCACTTCCTATTGCAGATGGGACTATAAGTTCTATATGTTTTGACCCGCCGTTTATAGCTGGACACACAAAAGATAAACCTACGGGAGTAATAGGCGAGAGGTTTCATGGCTTTAGGTATATACCGGATTTATGGGACTGGTACGTTAAATGCCTTCAAGAGTTTGAAAGAATTTTAGTTAAAAATGGTTTATTAGTCTTCAAGTGCCAAGACACGGTTTCTTCTGGTAGGCAATGGTGGAGTCATGTTTTTATAATAAATGAAGCACAGAAGAAAGGTTTTTATTGTAAAGATATTTTTGTTCTATTGGCAAAAAATCGACTAATTGGACACAATCACAAAAGACAAAAACACGCTAGAAAGTATCATAGCTATTTTTTAGTGTTTGAGAAGAAAGGCAAAGCGTGAATAGTTCAGAGTGGGTAGGTAGTTGGGCGGTTTGCCGCTCGACAGAAGACGTGCAAGCGTCACACAGAGAGGGCGGGATAGCTCAACTTGTAACCGATCTAGGTTACGCAAAGTTTCAAGGCATAAGGCGCAAGGACGGCATGAATATTTGCCCGGCTACGCTCGCCAAAGGCACAACCCGGCACAGTAAGAATGTTTTGTTTTTCAACTTGCTTATGTTTGACTTTGACGACTCAAACGAGCGCGAGCGCGAGCAATTGCAAGAATTACCTTTCTTTTGGCTGGCTTACAGTTCGTTCAATCATGGAGTCGAGAAGGACGGGGCGGTCAGGTACAAGTTTCGGCTTGTCGTTCCGATTGCGCGTGATTTGAGCTTGGAGCAGTACAAAGCGCTTTGGAGTGTTTTAGTTGAAAAGCTACGCGCCAAATTTCCCGACAAGCCCGGTGGGGAAAATATCGACACGGTGTGCGGTGACCCGGCCCGAATGTTTTACACGATGCGCTGCAAATCGGACGATGCCATATACGATACGTGGGACGATGTATCAAGCCAAGACAACATACTTAACCCGGCTGACTATTTACACCTTGATTTAATCGAGCAAGCGCCAGCGCCTGAACCTGAACCGTCCAAACCTTTGATTGATTTTAGTCAACTTGAGTCAGGTGACGACTCGCGCCGGGCTTACGCCTTGGCAGCGCTCGATGAAGCGTGTCAGGAACTAATCAACACGCCCAAGGGCTGCGGGCGCAATCTGGTTTTGTACACACAGTGTGTTGCAATAGGCGAAATAGTTGGTTCCGGGGCGTTGAGTTACGCCGAGGCAAGCCAAGCGCTACGGCAGGCGGCTGACGCTTTAGGCCCGATACCCGATAAGGAATGGCAAAAAACCGGCGTTAAAGCACTGAACGAGGGCATGGCTAATCCACGCGAAATCGACGAATGCGAAGCGCCTGTTATTCTTTTCGAAAATTTGAACCTGTCTACAAAACCCGAAATAATCGACACGCCGCCTGAAAAGGTCGAAGCCGTCGAGCCTGAAAAGCCGTTCCTGCGCCCGGTCGGTTTCATCGGTGATTTAGCCGACACGATCATGAAAATGAACGCATACTGCTTGCCTGAAATTGCAATATGTGGCGCGGTGTCTTTGGTTAATGCTCTTATATGTCACAAGATAAAAGTCGGGCGCGAAGGTATACAGCCAAACCTATTTACTTGTGCGCTTGCTCCATCGACAACAGGCAAGAACGGGCCGATTAAAATCATCAACCGGCTATTAGCGAACGCAGACGAAGAAACAGCCCTGATTTTAGGCGGGTCAGAATTTACCGGCGCGCCTGCTGTGCTTTCTATGCTCCAAGACTACGCAGTCAGGCTTGCGTTTTTGGACGAGATAGGAGACTTGCAGACGACTAACCGCTTCGGCGGCAATGCACACAAACAAGAACTTTCAACGCTTTACAAAACGCTTTACTCTATGAGCGGTGACACGTATCGAAAGACTTATGCTGATTCAGGCCGAAACGTTCTGATACATAACCCGGCGCTCAATATTTATGCTACTGGTACGCCTGAATCGTTTTGGCAGTCGCTTACACCTTCTGACATCGAGGGCGGGTTTTTGGGTCGCTGGCTGATTGTCCAAACCTCACAAAGTAATACACGTAATCGAAACGTGACCGACGAAATACCGGACGCGGTGCAAAGCGCGTTTGATCGGCTCGCGTCTGTTCCAATCGCTTACGATTTCGACGCAAGCGCAACCAAGCTCAAATCTGACGCGCAAGAGTACGCCAGTCAGTTCAAGGCTTCGCCGTTCTTCAAAGAGTACGCGCCTGACGGCGTAGAAGGTGAGAAAGAAGAAGAGGACGAAAAGCGCGGGCATTTCAAACCGCGTATACACCGCGTACTATTCACCGACGAAGCAAAGGCCGAATTTGACAGGCTTGTCGATAAGTACGAGGCAAAGCGCAACTTTGAAATAGAACGGGCTGACAATTACCTTTCAAGTATTTATGGGCGATTTATCGAGCTTTGCGCGAAGCTGTGCGCAACTGCTTACGCCGGGCGAGTGCTTGACGGGCTTAAAAACCCGTCGAATAAAATCGAACTGGTTGACGTGGTTTGGGCGGGCGAATTTGCAAGCTACGTCATAGACAACAATATTAAAAACATAAACGCCAATCTGGCGAAAGACAACAACGACCGAGCAAGACTCGACTTTTTAAAGGCGCTGGACTTTGTACCCGATTACGCTAAAGCGGTCGATCAGCTAGGCCGGGGCTGGAAGTTGTCGAGTCAGGTGTTTAACCGTTGCCGCCGAACCGTTGACAAGCGAGCGCGAAAAGAAATGTTAGAGCGATTGCAAGAGGACGGGGAAATAGAAGTACAGGCGTTTCAATTCGAAAGTGGGAAACGGAAACGGGCGTACAGTTCGACGCTTGTGAAAAAAATATAAACAAAGGAGGGCGAAACATGCCAAGACTAAAAGGGTGGCGTAAGCCAGACGGGAAGACGGCGCAAATTACAGTGCGCTTACGCCCGGACGACAAAGAACGGTTATTAAAGCAAGCACAGGCCGAGGGCTTGAGCTTGTCTGATTGGATAGTGGGAAGGTTGAAATAATGAAACATATAGTCTGTTATTCGGGTGGCGTATCAAGCGCTTTAGTGGGTGCGATGGTTTTAAAACGATTTGGAAAAGAAAATACCATTTGGCTTAATCACGAAGTGCGAGCGGAGCCGGGAGACGTAGCAAGGTTTGAACAGGAGTTTGCAAAGTATCACGGCATGGAAATAACCTATGCCAATGCAGACGAAGAGCGATACCCAAACCTCACGCCAGCCGCTGTCATCAGGAGGGAAAAGGCTTTTGCCGTTCGTCATGCGGGTGGGGAAAATGTCTTGTGTACGACCAAGTTAAAAACCGATCCTTTCTATAATTGGCTGAAAGAACACTATAACGAGGGTGACGTTATCTACTACGGTTTTGACGCAAACGAAACAGGTAGGATACAAAGGCGCTCAACCATTTTAGGGAAAGACGGTTATAAATCAGACTACCCTTTAGCCCTTTGGTCTGATCCATTGGAGCCGAACTATCTGGACTTCATTGGTATCAAGCCGCCTATGCAGTACAAAGTATTCAAGCATGCCAATTGTCGAGGGTGCATCAAGGGTAAACTCCAACACTGGCTTTGTGTCTATGTTCATGACAGAAAAACGTATGATGAGT